CAATATATCTACAACGATATTATTAGGTTCATTAGAAGGATAATAAAAGTTGAAGCTTAAAGTTTCTCCAGTTGAAGTAAGTGGTTGTATTTCAGTGATAGGTTCATCATCTAAATCAACAACAGGTAATTCTCTTATTTGACTTACAATAACCTCACCTGATATAAAATCTCCATAAGTATTCAATACTTCAATATATACCTGCCCATCTAACAGTCCATTTGTTGTATCTGGAGTGCTATCATAGTTTACTGTTTGTACTATTCTTAAATTACTTAGGCAAGACATTATGGTAAAGGGGATACTAAATATGTGTCATCGTCATAATCTCCAAGTTGTCTTGGATTTACTGCAAGATTAAATTGTCGTTCATACTCACATCCATCTAAAAATGTAGCATGTACTGTAATAATTAAAGGAATTGATGTAGGGATACTTGAAAAAGCACTACATAATAATGAAAAATCTAAATCTATAGTTTTTACACCTGTTAAAGAATTAAATGTTTGACTTTGGAATCCCCCTATAAATGTATTTGTAGGATCGCCATCTACTTCGACTTCTAATATTACTTCATCAATAATATATCCAAATGGAACAGGATCTAAATCGTATACAACGTTCACTTTACCTGTACATTCTTCTAAATTAACACTTGTAGTTTCTAATGAAGCTGTAATTGATATATCTTCAAGACATGGATTTACTTCAGGTTCTGGGCAATTAATATAGATATCTTTAGTCAAAGTACATCCTATTTCATTCGTAACAGTTACGGACACAGTGTTATCATGATTAACTAAATCCCCATCGTTAACAGCTGTAATATTTGTACCTACAAAACTTAATGATATTGTTGCAGTTCCATCGTTTCTTAAATATTCATCAAGATTACATTCATATGACAAATCAATATCTAAATCATTATCAAGACAAGGATCTGGGCAATCAATATAAATTTCATAAACATCTGAAGAACACCCATTTGAATCCACAGCATAAATACTATATGTTTCACCTGTAGGGACAATTTGACCATCAGTGGCACCAAAAATTTCATATGGAGGTGTACCACCATAAACATCTATATTTAATTCGGCTGTATCACCTGTTGGTGAACATTGATACCATAAATCTAAAATAATATTTGTACAACCTGTAAATACATAAGGTTCTACACATATTTTAACTACATTATCTGAAATTGGGAGTGGGCAACCACAATCATCCAAAAATATTTCTGGTAATGGATCTGTAATAGTCTCACCTGAAACCTGAAAACAATCTCCAGAAAAAAGATTTTCATTTACTACTGAATAAGATAATGTAGAACCTGTTCCATCAAAATTCTGTTCAAATAAAACTTTATAGTTATTTATTTCTTCATTATAGGTTACAGTAGTACCTGTAAATCCATTTGGAAATAAATTAAAATATTTGTAAAAATAAGAATAACCTCTATCTAATTCTCCATATCTTTGAAAATAATCTTGATCATTATCTCTGATAAATACTGGATATCCGTTTTCATCAATAGGTAATGTTGTAATATCAAAATCTGCATCAGGACTTAGTAATGAATAATAGAATTTAAGTTTTTCAACATCAACAGGTTTTTTTGCTCTTATGACATATTCATTAAAATCAACAATACTTCTTGGAATTCCAAAGAAATTTAAAATAAATTCTACTGCATTTCGAGTTCCCTTTGATTTGAAAACCCATGAAGAATTTAAACCTAAAAGTTTAAGTAAGTTGTTTGGAATTGGAGGGTTAGCGTCTAAATCCCATCCAAGAGTTTTTATATATTCGGGTAATAATGCTTCTGGAACAGAATCATAACCTGAATATGTAACAGAATTTAAGTATCTAACACCTTCGGTATAAAGATTAAGTTTATCAAATTCTCTTCCGTAAACAATTAACAATCTATTAATTTCACCGTATGTGGGATATGCGGAATTTACATCTTCCAATGTTACACTTTGAACTGAATCTGGAACAAATTTTCTCATTAGAATATTTCCTTCCTTTTCATCAAAATTCTTAGCGTATTCTAAAAGCTCACTTAAATAGATTTCATAATTTCTACCTGAAATATCCAGATTATAATTATCAATCTTAGGAAATTTTAATGATAAAACATATTCTAATATCAATCCACTATCAACTTCTCTTTTTGCATTAAAAAGGGCTTCATAATCTAAATCTCTATTCAAAAGATGTTCTTCAAATTCGTCTAAAGATTCATAAAATTTTACAATTTCTGATTCGATAGGTTTTATATAAAATTCTTTAGAACTGTTACCCTGGTCTAAAGGCTCTCCATGAATTTTTATTTTAACTATATCGTTACTACTTCTTTCTGAAGGTGTAAATTCCAAAATTGGATAGGCTATACCATCAATTATAACTTCATACTTGTTGAAGTTCTTAGTAAGGTTTCTTAAAATAGCAATTCTTTCATCACTAAAATTAAATTCTAGTTTATTTTGATAATAAATTCCAAATGGATTAGAGAAATAGCTTGTATTTGCTGAAAATGTTGTAATATCATCAACAAAACTGTAACCTGCATTAAGTATATTTAACCCACTGTTACCTAATAAAGTTGTTTTAGAATGTATTGCAGCAGGATATTTTAAGATAATATTTTCTATAGAAACCCTAACTAATTCTAATAAAGAACCATATTTTGCAAAGTATTTTGCATTCCTTTTATCTATTGAAAGATTTAAAGATCTATTAGGATTAAATAATGAATTTTTCAAAGGAATTTCACCTACAGTTTCTAAAGTGGTAAAATCTGAAAACTTCGGAGGAAAATAAGATCTTCCTGTTGAAGGTGATAAGTTTGTAGTAATGTCCACACCGCCAACCGTATAAATAACGGTAGACGTTTCATTTAATGTTAAATCATTTGTTTTGTGTGGGATTGTCCCTACATACTTTTCAGCCATTATATGTTAGAAATTGTATTAAAATCTTTTGAAAAATCTATATTATCTTTTTCTTGTTTTACTTCGTAAAGTTTTTCTTCAGTTACATCATCTTTAATCACATATTCTGTAAACTGCTTATAAATTTCGTTATCATCGTTATAATAAGTTCTAACTCCATCAGCAACAGATTTAGATTGATTACCATACAATCCAATCGCCAAAGTATCAAAATCATGTTCAACTAATTCAATTTCTAAATGAACAGGATCAAAAAATGTTGGTATAATGAATACCTCTTGATTTGGCAATCCTATGAATGGAACCGCATTCGGTTTTACAGAAGGCGCAGAAGATGGTGTTACAGTGCAAAATACTAAAGAACTATTGTCATTCAATCTATATTTTACTCCTTTTTGAGTGGTATTATTAAGATTTTCACTAACAGGTTCAACTTTATTGTTTGAAGTTATTATTCTAAACAAATTTTGCACTTTTTTCTCATCAGTTGTAGGATTGGTTGCAATGTATTCAATTCTATATCCAATAAGACCCCCATTTTCAAACTTTGACACATCTTCTGAACTCACAGTTGTTAAATCAAACAAAACACCTCTGATATCAGGTTTTGATGAAAGAACACCGCAATCGAGAATTCTGGTTCTTATTCTTTTAGGTCTAATATAAATATTATAGATCCCTTTTTTATTGAAAATTGCTGTAGGTAAAGTTAAATTATATAGTCCTCCTAATATTGTTCCTGCATCATTAGGGTCATCAATTTTCTGAATAATCTGATTAGGATTCAATGTTAAAACTTCAGTAGTATTTATAGTTCTATCTTGACTGTAAGTGTAAAAAATTTCACAATCACGAACTTTAAAGTCTGCACTTCTTTTGATACCAAAAACGCCTGTTGCCATTATCTTTTTTTATTTAATATAAATATTGTTTTATAAAATTTAAATTACTTATCTACCACATTAAAAAAATTTTGTCCATATTTTACCATTTGACCAACTGAATCTATTTCTGAAAGTTTTAAGTGTCGTTCACTTACATTAACAGTTCCTCTATCGACAACAACATCATTGTCTATAGTTGGCTCAAATACTATGTTTAAAAATTTTTCTTCATGAATCAATGCTTGTAATACCGTATTATAATTACGAATGCCTTTTGTATAATATTTGAAAGTTGTTAAATCTATAGCTCTATATTCACCTGTTAAAGGGTTTTGAACAATTCTTGGTGTTAAAAAAGTTTCATAAATAATACCTGTATTTGGAACGTATTGACCCAAATTCAAAGCTCCACCTATAACATACACCACACTTGAATCTTTGAATTCTAATACACCTGTGAACTCTGAAGAAGGTGTATCTGAAACATTTAAATTTACAATAAATGGATTGTTTTCATTGTAAGATGCTACAACTTCCACTTGAGATTCAGTGAATCCTGTGACTAAATATTCATCAAAAGTATAATAATTTTCAATATTCAATCCTGAAATTCTTGTGAAATAATCTGGCTCTGAATTTATAATCTCATCAGAAGGTATAAATTCTTCATTTGTAAAAATTCCAATGTTATCAAAAGTCTGCTCAAAATGTACTAAAATATTGATAAAACTTTTATCAATTTTGTTATACTTTTCATTTTCATTTATATAGTCTTCAGCGTTAATAGGAATTTCGGGAATAGGGCAACCGTTTTGATCAAGCAGTTTTTTACTTATACCTGGTCTAACGATTGGATAAGCCTTATTTAAAAAGTCCTCTAAGCAAATTCTTTTTTTTATTGTAATCATAATAAATCTGGAATGTAAAAATCTATGTATAAGTCAGAACCTACTTGCGATATAGTTCTATTGTTCATATCGATTTGGTATTGGCTAATTCCATTTATGCTTGATAAAGTATATTTCACATAATTATATGCGTTAAATTGATTTATAGGTAGACTTGGAGAATCATAAGCTATCAAAGGAGTAATAATACCATCTAAAGCATTATGATATGAAGCTGTCATATAAAAACTGATAGGGTATTGAGTGTTTGGTGGGTTATTAAGCCAGTACAAATAAAATCCTTCAGAAACCCCAATTTTTACCTTTATAGGGTCTACAATT